TATGAAATAACCATCCTGCTCTTAATGCATCGCTTTCAGGACTTCCATATTTACTTACATAATTGTATGTCTTAGGACTGCTTAAAAGTAATTTAATTGAACTGCTACTTAATGCAAGTTTACTCATCTCTCCATAATAGAAAGAATCATCATACATCTTTTTAATTAAATCATTTTTTTTGTAGGTCTTCCCATCTAATAGTTTTATCATTTCTTAGTTTTTTAAGTTCTTTTACTGCTTCTCTTTCTCTTGATGCATAATGGTTTTTATCTTCTCTTACTTCTGAGATAATATGTTGTAGTATGTTTCTATCCATTTGCATCTTATTTACATAAAAAGTCAAGTCAATAAATTTATCTACTATTATTTCTAACTCTTTATTCTTTTTTAACTTTTTCCATTTTAAAAGAATTTCTGAAATTGTAGTTATATTATTATTAGCTTGTAAATCTTCAATATTATATACTTTCTTAATTAATGTCATCTTATTACTTTAATATAAAGATATTAAATAAATTTAATAAAACAAGACTATCTATTGATTATAATTGTAACATATACTATTAAAAAAATAATTATAAAAATTTTAAAGTATATTTTTAAATGTTCATCATTCATAACTTTTATAAAACATTATTGTATCTATCCTGTCTAATACACTTTGTTTATTGTGTATTTTTTTATTTTCATAGTAAATTATTATATGAGGAACTCCATATTTTTTAGAATATTTATCAGATTGTTTTTTATGATTCTCCTTTGCTTTTAGTTGATAAGGAGTAAACATTTTACTATAACTAATTGGTTTAATCTGAATACCAAATAATAAAGTTTTTCTATGCCAAGCCTCCCAATCTGTAAAATATTGTTCATCCTTTTCATATTCTGTTTTAAGGAAATATATATTTAGATACTCTTTCTCAAGTTCTTTAATTATATTTTCTTCATTAATCATTCCATTCCAAGTCTGACCAATAACCCTAAAATGAACATATTTTTTAGCAGTAACTAAATCTATCTTATATTTTTGTTTTATATAATCAGATGCTTCTATTAATGGTTCTTTAGATTGTCTTTTAAAATAATACTTCTCCCAATTCTTTTTAGTAAACTTTAATCCACTTCTTCTAAAGTCATCATATAATAAAGAACACTTTCCAACATTGTCTGATCTAAAATGGTAATTTACTCCTCTATCCTTATTTAGTTTCCTATATATATTATCAGGAATCTCATTATCAAAATAATCATTATGAAAGAGTAGCGACATCTAAGGAATTGTATTTTTGGTTTATTTCTTTAATCCATTTATTAATTTCCTTAGGTCTGCAAGTACAAGGTTTATAAAATTTATGGTTAAATAAATCTGAATGTAACTCACATACTAATTGAAATTCATCCTGATTAATTGATGTAGATTTTTTTTCTCTAAATTCAAACCATTTATTATATTGTTCTTTAGTCATCTTTTCTGTGTATTAAGAAATTATTTAAGGCTTCTTTTCTTTCATCACATCCACAATCATCTCCCCATATCTTTTTTACTATCCATTTGATACCTGTGTAGGTTGTAATTTTTTCTACTAAATCTCCTAATCTCATAATGTTTTTCTTTTTGGCACTCTATTATAAGCTATACAATGTCTGTTTTCATCATCAATATTCCATTTATTTATAACATTATCTTCTAAATCTAAAATAGTATAACCTTGAACAGCTAAAAGTCTAATTGATTTTTTTATTTGTTCAACCTTTTCTATCATTATATTTCTTTTTTTTCATAAACTAAATAACCATTCTCTTTTAATAATGCAATAGCTTTTTTTATTTTTTTTTCTCTTTGTCTAAATTCGTGAAATATTTGATTTTCAAATGCGTGATGTTCTTTTTTCATAACTTAATTTTATTTCTTAGTTTCTTTTTTACTTTTTTGTATGTGTTATAAAGTGAATAATAACTTATGTTAGTTTTCTTACTTAATGATGCTACACTTTCTCCTCCTTCTATTAGTTCATATACTTTTTGATCGTACCAATGAAAGTTCTGTAATTCTTTTTTAACAATGCTATAAGTTTCAGTATATTTTATTTTTTCTTCCATAGTCATATTTAAATCCTCAATTGATTGAAAATAAATATTTTTTTCTTTTTTTTTTAAATCTAAAAACAAACTATTTAAAGTTTTAAAAATATAATAATAGTTTACTTCTTTCTCTGTAAACATTATATCTAAACCATTGTCAACTTTTCTTTTTATTTTAATGTACATCTCCTGAACTAAATCTTCAGCAGTATCTTTATTACATCCAAAACCTTTAACTATTTTTATCCAATCTTTATGCTTTTTGAATAATAAAGTTAGTATGTCATCCATTTAGTAAGTTTACTAAAAATATTTGACAATTAAAAATAAAATTACTATAGCAACTTAGTATCTCTTTTTTCTTTTTCAATTAAACTCTTACCTGCTATTTCATATCCTACATTGTTAATCATACTTTTTAAATATATTGGAGATTCTAATGGTGTAGGTCTACCTCCTGTGTCAATGTCTTTTACTTTTCTAACATGAATGTGGCTATACATCCAATCAGATGGGTGGTAAATCATTCTATGAATTACATAAAAATTATCAGCTCTATTAATAAATTTTCCCCCTCCTTCAATATCGCTTCCCATTGGAGGAATAGGGTGTCCTGCATACTCGTGTTGTACAGGATATTTTTTTCTTAATGCTTCAGTTGCTGCATGAGTATTTAACCAAATAGATACATTATTAGTTTTGCAAAATACTCTCATTTCACTTGTTACTTGATAATCGTATTCATGACCTCCAATACCTTTTAAAACTTCTCTATCTTTTAGTAAACTATTGTAAGGGTCTATTAAGAATCCATGATAATTCCAAGCATTTTTAACTGCCTGTCCTAATTCTAATAAACTTTTATAAGTATGTAGTGTATTATTATCAATAAATTTAAAATGGTTATTTATCCAATCTAACCTTTTATCTAAATAATGTTTTGGGATTTTGTTTATTACTTCTCCCTCTAAAAATTCTACTAATTTTTTTATAAGTGTATAAGGTTCATTTTCAGAACTAAATATTAACCATCTTAAATTATGTTTTCTACTATATAATAACATTAAATACAATGTTAAATTGGTCTTACCTACGTTTGCATGACCTAAAATAACATCAAATGAATTAGGTTTAAATCTTAACCATTCATCTATTGCAGGAACTCCTAAACTTAATCCCTCTTTTATTTTACCTGTTAGTATATCGTTTATCTTTTCAACTTGTTGATTGAATTGTATTAGCATATCTTAAATATATAAATAATTACCCTTAAAAAAAAAGGGGAGTAATTTACACCCCCCTAAAAAATATTAAGCTATCTCTCCAATAGTAGCATAATATTAAAATGCATCAAATCTATCAGGAGAGTGTTGATTCTGACTAACTATTGGTTTTTGTGCAGGTGGTTTATTAATAACTATCTTTTTAGTATTTCCATAGTTATCAGCTTCCCTTCTATCACTTACATTTATATTAATGTACCTTTTACCATTCTTTGCTTTATAAGAATGTTCTAATAGTTTATCTACATCAAGATTTAAAGCATCAAATGCTCCATATTTACCATTAATTACTTTTCCATTTCCACAGTAGATTTTTTCTTCTTTGATATTGTTTTCCATATTTATTTATTTAAAATTTTAGTATAAAAGTGTTCAGTTGTTCTTTCTATTTGTTCTAAGGTAATCTTTCCACTTGTGCATAATTCAATAGCACCTTTGAAAGCTACCTGTCTTAAAATACTTTGATTAGTATTAAAACCTTTACTATTTAATGTTTCAGGTTTTTCATAAATAACTTTAGCATTTTTGTATTCTTCGTTTGTTACTTCATACTTTATTTCTTCTCCTACTTTAAATTTAAATTCTCCAAGAGAGCCAAAAGTATATTGTTTGCCATCAGCAAAAGTTACTTTAGTTTTAGTTGTTAATTTACCAAATTTATTGGTGTACTCCCCATTAGGAGTTAATGCTACGATTTTACCTGTCATTAGTTCTTAAATTTATTTGATTATACAAAGTGTTACATTCTTCTTGAATGTTGTCGAGTTGACCTTCTAAAGCAATTACTCTTGCCTTATAAAATTTTAATTGTTCTTCCATAATAATTATCTTAATTTTTATAAAGATATAAAAAATTTTTAATAAATGTCAAATAATATAAAAAAAAAGAGGGTCAATTAAGACCCCCCATTCTAAGGTAATTAAGATAACTAATATCTAATAAAAGATAAGATTCTCAAATATACTAAAATAATTCTTCTAATTTAAGTTTAAAATAATTTATTTTTTCTATTAGTTCGTAATTAGTAATTTTTAATATTTTTCTACTCTCAGCAAGTAATTCTTCTGACTTTTCTTTACCTAAATAAATACCAAACTTATACTGTTCTCCATATCTGTAGACATTACAGGCTACACATTGTACTTGTACATTCTCCTCGTTCCATCTTGTAGAATAGTATTTACGACTCATAAAATGACCTGCTTGTAATTTCTTCCAATGATCTTGTTTACCACAAGTAACACACTCAGTAATATCATTCTTAGCATATCTCCTTCTTATATATTCCGAAAATACAGTATCTAATTTCTTTACTAAAGTTTTTCTTGAAGGTTTTTTAGGCATATAAACATCTATTAAGAATAATACTTAAATATTTAAGAATAATACTTAAGTATTGTATATATATACTTGATATACTTAATATATATATTTAGTAATATAATATTATTTTTAAAAAAAACAAATTTTTATTTATTTTCTTTCATTGAAGTTCCAAAATAATATCCTACTATTGATAATATAGCACCTTCTACAATACCAATTAAATGAATAAATATTTCTTTATTTTCTGTAGGAACATCTACTTTAACTATCACATAAACTAAGAAAGCAAATGATGCTAAAGTTACTACACCTGTAAGATTAAATAAAAAGTCAAATCCATACTTTTTTGCTTCAACTTCTCTTTTTCTTGCTGAATCTCTGTCTGCTACCTCGCTTTTATAAGCCTCTACAAGCTGTTTTCTTGCATTTTCTTTTTCGATTGGGGTAAGAGTATCATCTGTATCAATAACATTCTTTAAAATGCCTAAAACACCATTATTAGGTAATAATCCCTTTAGTTTGCCAACTATCTTACCTACATTAGTTTCTGAAAACTTTTTATCACTCATATCAATAAGTCCAAATTACATTAGAAGATTTATCAGGGTCAATGTCTATATGAATAAAATTATTAGCTATTCCTATTCTTGTTATATTATGTTTTATAAACAAACTAATTAACTCAAATCTATCTACTGAATTAATACAAGAAATATCTACTGCTAATCCTTTTAAATGACTGCTTTTTTCTTTGCCTCCTACTTTTTCATTGTGTTTTACTGTTCTGTAACCACTTGTTATTTTTATAGGTTTATTAAACTCCTCTCTAATACTATCTAAGATGTTTAAAAGGTCTTTATTCATTAATTGACCACTACCTTGAACATCAGGAGAATCAAACTCAAAGTAATTAAAGTATTTCATTTTAGTTTTCTTTTTAAATAGTAATAAAGTTCTTTTCCTACTAAACCAAAGAAACCACCAATAAGACCTACTAAAGCTGCTTGAAATAATCCTATTACACTAATTGATGATAGGGTTGTCAATAACCAACCTCCTACAAAAGATATTTTACTATCCAAATCCATAATTTTAACTATTAAACGACCATCCTGCAAAGGTATGGACTCCATTACCTTCTTCTATACTAATTTCTTTTGAAGCCCAACCATAAGGATAAGATATTGATGTTTCTTGTGGAGTAACAACATTCCCTTGTTCATCTAAAACTTCTTCAACATCTACCTGTGTAATATCTTTTACACTCCATAGAACATCTACTGAATAATTAGAAGCTAATACAGGAGCTGAGACTTCATTTCCTTCTTCATCATAGCTTCCTTCTGTTACTACTACATGACCTAATTTTACAATAGTGTGTGAATGAATAAAGTTTCCTTCTTCATCTTTTGGTAATGCATCAATTCTTGCTTGTGCAGTTGATTCATCTTGAAATTCGTACTTTTTAAATATATGTTTCATTTTTTATTTATTTTATTATCTGTATAGTTTTTTAAATTTTCTTATCTTATTATATTCCTTATGTAAAGATTTACTCTTGTTTTTATTATATGTGTAATTGTTACTCTTATATTGTCGTTAATGCAGCTAATTCTGCGTTTGTTAATCTTGTGTTATATAGTTTGGTTTC